TACATTCCAACTATCGCGGACTGTTTTACAAAAGCAGCAGTGTGGGCGATCTGCAGATCCGCGGCACATTCACAGCACAAGACACTAGAGAAGCAGCATACCTGTTGGCAGTGATACACTTTTTCCGAAGCGTGACCAAGATGTTTTATGGCCAGGATGCTGAGCGAGGAACACCGCCACCCTTGGTATATCTCAGTGGCTACGGCGATCAGCAATTTAGCAGTCATCCCTGTGTGGTAGGGCAGTTTAATTACAGCCTGCCCAATGAAGTAGACTACATAAGAACAAACGGTCCCAATAACTTTGGTCCCAACATGAGCAATCGCCAAACGCCCACAGCGTCCAGCCCCGGCGGTGCCAATTTTGCCGGAGCAATTCGCTTGGCCAATGCCTTGTTGAACAAGGGTGCAATACCGCAACTGCCTGCTGCAAATGCCTTGCGCAGTGCTGTGAACAACACCAACGAATGCACCTATGTGCCAACCAAGATGGAAATTGATATCACTCTAATACCAGTACAAACTCGCAGCCAAGTCAGCAAGCAGTTCAGTCTCAAAGAATTTGCCAATGGCAATCTACTCAAGAAAGGATTCTGGTAATGGCAGTTGCATACGATTCTACCAGCCCGTATTTTGAAACAGGCTACAGTCAGTTTTTTCTCGACGTCATGGTCAACAGACCCATACCCAAAGAAGATGATGACTTGACATTTGTCATCAACACAACCTATCAGTATAGACCAGACATGTTGGCCTATGACCTGTATCAAAACGCTTCACTATGGTGGGTATTTTATCAGCGCAATCCCAACACACTGACTGCTCCGCCCTTGGACTTTGTGGTTGGTGTGCAGATCTTTTTGCCAAAAATGCCCACACTAAAATCAGCCCTGGGGATCTAACACATGGCCACTGGTCGCGATCCATTACCTCCCGAGATACTGGCACTAGTCAACCGAGCAAGACAACAAGCTCGCAGCATTGCCACCAACGGGCCTGCTACGCCTGAATCAATACCTCAGGCTCTGGCCACAGTACAAGAAGCAAGATCACAAATTGACAGTCTCAAATCTTCGAGCTTTGTGTCTCAAAATGCCATCAACAATGCATTGTCAACATTGAACACAGCAGAGGCCAGTCTAAATGAATCAAAACAAGAAGAATCCGCAGCAGCAGCACAGCCCGCGCCACCTGCTACCGCTAGCCAGACCGCTTCTGATGATGCAGCCAAAGGACCCAATGCACCTGCTGCTCAGCAGGTGGCTGACAACGGTAGAGTAACACCACCACCAGACACTGCCACGCCTTCAAATGCCACACCCACACCCACAACTGACTCTGGTGGCGGTGATTCAGGCACTAATGCCCCTGTGCGCACCACAGAACAGACACAAGCAACAGGACCGGCCAGCAACAATGGTTCAGCTGTTGCGGCACCTGCTGCTGCTGCACCTGGCCAAGCCGCTGCTCCAGCTGGCCAGCCCAAAATTGCAACAGAGGCCGGCACACCAACCAAAGATGACGCAGCTCGTCCTGCCTCTGCAGCAACTCAAACTTCTGCAACACAAGATTATACCAGCATCAAAATTGTTCCCCGTGCCAATCCTCTAGACAATTACCACAGCTATTCCTATTCAATATCAGTCTACTTGATAACACCCACTCAATACGAAACACTGCTGCGCAGCAAGATTAAAAAAATTGATGGATACTTTTTGTTGTTTCAAAGCGGCGGCGCAGGCATCAACGTAGGCGGGGTCAAAACTGGAATGGGATCAACCACAAATGCCACCAACAACCAGGATAGTGGGCGTAATCCATTTTTTGGCGATGATTTTTATATTGACGCTCTAACACTGGAGACCACGCCCCTGGGCAAGGCAACAGGCGCCAGTCAAATGGCCAACAGCATGAAAATAACTGTGGCTGAGCCAGGAGGCATGACCTTGATTGATAGACTCTACAAGGCCTGCGAAAATCTGCAACAAGGAGCCAACTCAGGCAAAGTGAACTACACTGCTGCTGATTATCTTACTGTGATAAGATTTTACGGCTACGACGAAAGCGGCAACATAGTTTATCCCATACGCAGTCTGGGCGAGGTCAGTGGCACAAGTGATCCCAAGGCTGTGATAGAAAAATTTATACCTTTTAAAATAGCTGGCATCAACTGGACAGTTGGATCAAAGTTGGTCACATACGAATGGGATTGTGTGCCAAATGGGATATATGCCGGCGGCATGACTGGCCGAGGCGCAGTTCCGTACGATGTGCAATTGACGGACAGTACTGTACAGGGCCTACTGGGAAGTGATTCTAAATTTTCAACAACTACACCGCCGGCCAGCAACCCGGGCGCTAGTACTACTTCTGACGCCGGCGGCGGTCGAGGAGACTCAGCGTTTGCTGCCACAGATCCCAGACGATTAGATTTACCGCCAGCCGCAGCGCCAGCCAAGGCCACTTCAGCACCCACAGCCAAAAAAACACTTACCCAAGGACACATGGGCGCCATGAATGAATATCAGAAAGCATTGGTTGAACGGGGAATATTCAAAATTGCTGATGAATACTCAATTGAATTTCAAGGTATTCCGGGCGTGCCTGCGTCAGCAATTGCAGATGCAACACTGAAACCAATTGGTCAAGTCAAGGATGACAAAAAGAAAACAGGAGCTCCGCCGCCGGCTACCAAAGATACTCAAAGTCTAAAACAGGACACCAACACTGTTGACTCGGTGAGTCAGAGTTTTAGTATCACTGCTGGACAAATGATAACGCAGGCCATAGAACTTACCATACGCAACAGCAGTTACATATCAAATCAACAGCTGGTTATAGTACAGCCAGATGGCACATCCGTACCCAATCCTAATTCTAGAAACAAGCCAGTGTCTTGGTTCATAATAACAATGTTTGCCACGGCACAACCTGGCGGCATTGATCCGCTAAGAAACGATTATGCTTACAAAATCAAGTATGTGGTCAGACCTTTTATTCCGTCCAGTCTCAACAGCAAGTATTTTCCAGCCAGCAAGTTCAACGGCATACACAAACGATACCCTTATTGGTTCACTGGGCAAAACACAGCAGTACTAGAATATCAAGAAACACTAAATGCTCTGTACTCAATCACAGTGTCCGGTAATGACCCAAAAAACAGTGCAGCCGCTGTGCAAAAAGCAGCGTTTACCAGCAGTGCAACAGACATTGCCAAATACAACTATGCTCCACGTAGCAATCAGACCAGCCAAGGTCAAGAAGGAAAAATCAACGAACCCGCTGCCAATGCAGCTGAATATTTGTTCAGTCCTGGCGACCTGGCCACAGCCAAGGTAAAAATAATTGGCGACCCTGATTGGATACAGCAGGGCAGTTTGTTCAAGGAAATCAAAGAAGGCGAAAATCAAGTAGAGGTACTCACAGGTTTTGCACCAGATGGCAGCATTTCTTTTGAAACTGGCGATGTGCTGTTTGAAATGGTATGGCAACGTCCCGAAGACTACAACATAGACACTGGTCTGGCAGATCCGTATTCAGGCGGCTATTCTGGTAACACCAATACCACAAGAGAAGCAATACAAAGCAGAACCTACTATGCAGTCAAGGTCCTGAGCGAATTTAGAGGTGGAAAATTTGAACAAACTGTTGAAGGAACGCTGTTCTTGTTTCCCAAACCCAACTCTTCTTCCAGTGCTGCTGCCAGTGCTGTTGCTGGTACTGGTGCAAATGCATCAACCAGTGCCAATGACGGCAATGCAGGAGAAGCAGAAGCAAGAGCAAACATGTCACCTGGAGCATCATCCACTCCTGGCAGCGATGCTGGGTTGTCGCCGGGTGCTGCTCAACAAGCTCGCAGTGACTATGCTGTCAAAGATCCCAGCCTACTAAGCAGTCCCGACGGTGGCCAAGCAGCAATACTAGGAGCAAAAGGACCACTCAACAATGTGGGTGTGGCCAATCAATTTGCAAATCTTGCCACGGTTGAACCAGGAGCACTGCCAGGCCTTGCTGTCAACTTGTTGCCAGCAGGTGTGGCACAATTGGCAACCAGCGGCACCGGCGGAGTTATCAGCGCAGTAGCTGAATCAATAGGATCTGGTCCTCCAAAATTGCCAGGAGTAGGGGCAGGACAAACAAACTTGACAGCCACACAAATAGTTGGACAATTGAATCAGGCCGCTGCCAGCATAGGATCACGACGTAGCGCTGCGCCGGGTTCAACTGGCGGACCTTCAACACAGCAAATAGTCAAAGAGGAATAAGGAATACCATGTCAGAAATTACACCACGTGTCAAAGGCCGGGCAAGCAATTACAAACTGGATCGCGGCGGCATGCCCGCAGAATTTGGGCCGTTTACTGGTGTGGTAATGAGCACGGTGGATCCCACACGTTCAGGAAGATTGCGTGTGTATATTGAAGCATTTGCCGACGGTGGTCCAGCCAACGAAGACGATGACACCAACTGGACCACGGTCAGCTACATGCCGCCATTCTTTGGATCAACACCCTTGCCAGCCACAGGTGGCACCACTGACGCAGCAGGCGCCTATCCTGGTAATGAAAACAGCTACGGCATGTGGTTTACTCCACCAGACGTGGGCATCACTGTGGTATGCATATTTGTCAATGGCGATCGTAGCCAAGGATATTATATTGGAGTGATTCCCGAGCAAGGCCTGGGCAACATGGTGCCAGCAATTGCAGCGTCAACCCGTTATGTCACAGGCAACGAGAATCAAGAAGCATATTTTGCCAAGGCAACAAGACTGCCAGTTACAGAAATCAACACTCTCAACGATGAAATTTTCAACGATCCCAGATTCTTTGATCAACCCAAACCTGTACACAGCTATCTGGCACAGAGTCTGTTCCAACAAGGCCTGATCAATGACCTAGAACGCGGTACCATACGTTCCAGCAGTCAGCGTGAAACTCCCAGTGCTGTGTTTGGTGTTAGTACTCCAGGCGTGGCTATCTATCAGGGCGGCATGAATGCCAATGACATCAGAACCAAACTAAATGCCGGAGAAATCAAACCCAACGAAGCCAAGGTCATTGGACGAGTTGGTGGACACAGTCTTGTGATGGATGACGGCGATCTAGACGGCGACAATGCCTTGTTTAGATTGAGAACTTCAAAAGGTCATCAAATCACCATGAGTGACACAGGCAACTTCTTCTACATTACTCATGCCAATGGGCAAGCCTGGTTGGAGTTTGGGGTAGAAGGCACCGTGGATGTGTATGCCACCAACTCAGTCAACATTCGCACCAAAGGCGACATCAATTTACACGCTGACCGAGATATCAACATGTATGCTGGCCGGTCAATTAAGGCCAAGGCCAGTGATGAATTTCAACTGGAAAGTGACAATATTATTTCGTTGCGAGCGCAACAGGACATTACCTTGTACAGCACCAGTACCATTGGTGTCAAGGCCGACGGTGTGCTGACACTAAACAGTGCATCAGGCTCATGGGGAACACCGGGTGCGTTGGTACTTGACGGTGGCACAATTGATTTAAACGGTCCCAAGGCGGGTCGAGTAAATGCAGCATTGCCTATCATAAAAACTCTGTTTGATGATACCAAATTCAGCACCAGTGATGGCTGGGAAGTTGATCCCAGCGCTCTACAAAGCATAGTAAGCCGAGCCCCCACTCATGAACCCTATCCGTATCACAACAAAGGTGTTGACGTAGATGTGGCATTTGAAGAAGGTAAACCTACACCACCGCCAGGTGCACCTGCTGTGCCGGCCGGCGTAGAAATACAGGCAAAATAACATGGCCAATTTTACATTCAATCTTGACAGTCTAAAGTCCTCGGCCGGCAGTGCAGGTACTAAAATTGAAACCAATCTGTATGCAAAAACCAAAGACGAGGATTTGACCTATACCGGAACTGATACCACAGTATGGGATAGAATAAATGGTGAACGCCTGCGCCGAGGCCTACCCAGCTTGACCAGTTTGGGATTTCCGCGTCCTCCTGAAGATCCCAATGATGCCCAGCCAGGCAGTACAGGAACGGCTGCAACATCAACCACAGCACCGGACGGATCAGCAAAGACATTTGAAATAAAAGGTCCCCCAGGGCTGACTCGAGAACAGGCATTTGAAATTTTTAAAAAACAAGCCAATGCTGGCGGCCTAGTGGGATTCAAACCTGGTGAAGTGCTCAGTGCAGCAACACAAGCAGCCGACGGCCTACCAGAAGCACAGGCGCTGGTTGCACAAGCTCAGTCAGGTGTGAATGGCAGTCTCAACGTGGGAGGTTTTGCATCCAGTCTATCAGCAGCTGGAGTAGATCTGTCCACAGGACGTATATCATCAGTTGATGCAGCATTTGCCAAAGGCGGTATCAATGGTGGAGCTGGTGCGTTCAGCAGTGTACTGGGCGGTGTGGCTGGTGGGTTAGGTGCTGCCGGCGGAGCACTTGGTGGATCTCTAGCAGGAACAGCAGCAGGACTAACAGCATTGGTAGGTCCAGCAGTATCGTCCCCGGGCACAACTGGTTCTGCTTTAGTGGGTGCCGCAGCCAAGGCCGGCAGCGTGGCAACAGCATCAATACAAACAATCAACAGTGCGTTGACAACAACTCCTGTGGGCCCAAATCCAATCAACGTTGCTGATTTTGCCAAAACTATACCAGCAGTAAATGCTATAGGTCCCATGGACTCGGCACAGGTTACCGGAGTGCTGGCCCAGGCCAAAAATCTAGTGGGACAATCTGCCAGCACAATTACCAATGCCAAGGGCATTGGTGAGTTTGGACTAGACATTCAACAACTTGAAACTGCTGGCTATGTCAAACCCGGCACCAGCAATCTGCTTGCACAAGGCGCCAGCAGCCTGGCAGCAGTTGCCAAAAGTCCTTCAATCTGGACAGGCAAAGGTGGAATACAAGGACTCAAAGGATTGTTGGCAAGTCCGTCAACTCAGGGCTTGATACAACAAGATCTCATGACCAAGGGCGTGGCAGGTCTGGGTGCCGTGGGAATACCAGTCAAAAATTTATCGGCACAAGGCCTAGCAGGCATGAGTCTAAATGCTGCCAAAAGTCTACCAAATGCCGAAGCGTTTGCCAAGGGCCTGCCCATACCTGGAGATGCAACTGGAACTGTCAAGGCAGCATATGACACCGCAGTACGAGATGGTGCATTTGCAGTGAACCTGGTGTCGACCAAGATACCAAACGCATTCAAAGACACAGCAATACCTGTTCCGGCAACTGACACGGTCAGCAGAGCCACAGTTGATGCTGCCAGCAGTCGTATTGCCGGCAATGACAAAATACCGCCGGTCAATTATGGCCCACCTGCTCCGGCTACTACTAGTGCAGCAGAAACTCAACTGATTGCTTTGCAATCAAATTTAAACAATCTTGTGAAGTTGTTGAATGCTCGCGCAATATTTTTAGGTAACCTCAACGAAAAAGTCGCAGCTCTGGAAAACCAACAAACAATAACACAAAATGAATGGGCAGCGGTAGATGCTGAGTTTCAAACAGAACGAACCAACTATAATGCCACTGTTGTTCCAAAAATAGGTGAATATATTCGTGCCAGAACTAGTGCAGACGTTCGAGTGCAACAAGTCACATCTGCTGATTTCAAGGTACTAGACACAGGCGCTCTGGAGATTGTAAAACGCAGCAGAGACTTGAAAGAACGCATTAGTCAATTGCAGTTCAAAATTGAAGGTATCAATACATAAGCACCGGTAAATACACCATGGCACAAAAATTCATTGGCTTCAACACTCAAGGGCAATACAAAAAGTTTACCCTTACAGACTTCGAACTGATCAAACGAGACCTGTTGAATGCGTTCAACATTCGTCAAGGTCAATTGCCTGGTCGCCCAGCCTACGGCACTGTGCTCTGGGATTTCTTGTTTGAAAATCAAGTGGAAGCATCACAGCAGGCAATAGAGCGAGAAGTTCAGCGTGTGGCAGCAGGCGACCCTAGAATTTTCATCAGCCAAGTCATAACATTCCCACAAGAAAATGGTATTCTGATTCAGGTAGAGCTCACTGTGACCCCGTCTACAGATGCCGAGCGACTGAGTATTTTCTTTGATCTGCAACAGCGCAACGCCTCCTATGTATAACTAAGCCGTTTTTGTTGCCGCTAAATAAACAATAGAGGCGTATCAAGAATGGCAAAAACAACTAGACAAACAGCGATATTTGGTGTTGAAGACTGGAAACAGATCTATCAAACCTATCGCGAAGCAGACTTCCAGAGCTATGACTTTGAAACTCTTCGCAAGAGTTTTGTTGACTACTTGCGCTTGTACTATCCAGAAACATTCAATGACTACATTGAAAGTTCAGAATACATTGCCCTGCTGGATGTTATTGCGTTCATGGGCCAGGCTCTTGCTTTCCGTACAGACCTAAACACCCGTGAAAATTACCTGGACACTGCTGAACGCAGAGACAGTGTCACTCGCCTGGCCAATCTGGTCAGCTACACTGCCAAGCGCAACATAGCAGCACAAGGCCTACTCAAAGTGTTCTCAGTTACCACAACAGAAAATGTTGTGGATTATCAGGGTGTAAATCTTTCCAACGTCACTGTGGACTGGGCTGATCCGACCAATCCTGACTGGCAAGAACAGTTTACCACAATCATCAACAGCAGCCTAGTAGATACACAACGTGTGGGTCGTCCAGGCAATCGTCAGACTATTCTGGGTGTGCGTACAGATGAATATGCAGTTAATCTAGTGCCAGGATTCTTGCCCATAGTGCCTTATACTGCTGTGGTTGACGGTGTTACCATGCCTTTTGAAGCCATGAGTTCAACATCTGTGGGTGCCACCTATCTGTATGAGCCGCCACCAAGAGCCAATCAGCCATTCAACATCCTGTTCCGCAATGATCAACTGGGATTTCAGTCGGCCAATACTGGTTACTTCTTTATGTTCAAGCAAGGTGTGCTGCAAAACCAAGACTTTAACCTGGCTGAAAAAGTATCAAACCGCACAGTCAACATCAACATCGAAGGCGTCAACAACGAAGACCGTTGGTTGTTCCAGCTGGACAATGTGGGCAGTGTGAGTCGTGAGTGGAACTACACCGAAAACATCTATGCTGCTGCCGCAGAACAAGTGGGTACCACACTGCGTCCAATCTACACAGTGACATCCAGAACCAACGATCAAATTACCATGGTGTTTGGTGATGGTGTGTTCTCTGAAATTCCGGTGGGAACATACCGTGCATATGTTCGTGCCTCCAACGGTCTGCAATACATCATCAATCCTGAAGAAATGCAGGCTGTGACCATCCCCATCAGCTACATCAGTCGCAATGGCAACCTTGAGACTCTAACGTTTACTTGCGGCATCACACGACCTGTCAGCAACAGTCAAGCTCGTGAAAGTATTGATGCTATCAAGCAACGTGCTCCTGCCAGATACTACACTCAAGATCGCATGGTCAACGGCGAAGACTACAACTTGTTTCCTTACACACAATACAATTCAATTGTGAAAAGCAAGGCTCTGAACCGTGCCAGCATTGGCACCAGTCGTTATCTTGACCTAGTGGACAACACAGGAAAATATTCCAGCACCAATACCTTTGGCAGCGACGGTGGACTGTGGGAACAGAATATTCTGCCCACAATCTTGTTTGCCTGGACCAACCGAAATGAAATTGCAGATGTGGTAACCAACCAAGTGCAGCCCGGCATTGGTGAAACCACCATGAAGCAGTTCTACTATGCCAACTTTCCTAGAGTCACAGCAACTACATTACCCACATACGGTTCAACTACCTGGGTTGCAGGCGCCACCTGGAATCAAAGCACAACTCTAGCCAATGAAACCACAGGCTATTTTAGAAATGCAGTGACCTCGGCCACCTGGCCCAACGGAACGCCAATACCAGTTGGCTCCACAACTACCACGGCATTCAAATACGTGGCTGTGGGCAGCTTGATCAAATTTGTTGCGCCATCGGGCTATTACTTTGACAGCAACAACAAGTTGCAACAAGGCACACCAAGTCGCGCCAACGAAACACTGGAAATCTGGGCTAGTCCGTTGAGCATACAAGGCGATGGCTACAACAACGGTCTGGGCAACCTGAGCTCTGGGGCAGGACCAGTTGCACTCAACAATTTTGTACCATCGGGCGCACTAGTAGACACTATTATTCCCTTGTTCGTCACAGACCTACCACTCAGCCTAGAACAGGCCATGGCCGAACAAATCTTGTTGAATCGCAACTTTGGCATTGGCTATGACAGCAATGGAGATATCACAGGCACGCCCTATAGTTGGTACCTGATTACCAGCACCAATCTGGCAGCAGATTCCACCTTCAGTCAAGCCAACGCAGGATCAACATCAGGAACCAATCAAGATGCGTCCTGGCTGGTACAGTTTGTGGTGCAAAATCAAAACTACACAATCACATTCCGTGGACTGGCCTACTACTTTGGATCAGTGTTGCAAACACGTTTCTTCTTCTATGATGGCGCACAAGTCTACGACAGTCGTACAGGTACCGTGATCAAAGACTACATCAACTGCCTGGCTGTGAACACACAACCTGACTCTACTGATCATTTGCCCGGCGACATTTTCATGACCATTACTGGACAACCAGTTGAGAGTGACGGCTATGTTGATGACTTCCAGGTGTTGGTGGGATTCCGCGACAGCGACAACGACGGTGTGCCAGACAACCCAGACTTTTTCTCTGAGATTGTGGCGCCCACAGTAGACAGTACTCAGAAATACGTATACCTACAAAAGACCGTGGACTTTGACAATCTACAAAGATTCCTGCTGGTAGAGGCCGGCCGTGTGACCAGCGACTATGCTACCATAGACGACATTGAACTGGTCAAATTAGAATGGAGTCCTGGACAGGTATTCTATGCCTATGCTGATCAGGCGTTCTATCAACTCAGCATTGGTACCACAGGATTGAGAACACTTGTCAACGTGTCAGATGAATGGACTGTTCGCACTGGTCGTCAAAATTTGTATTATCAATATCGTCACAACAGTCCATTGACCAACAGAATTGATCCAGGTACAACCAACATCATTGACTTGTACGTTGTAACCTTGTCTTACTACACAGCGTACCAAAACTGGATTCGCGACACCACAGGCACAGTAGTTGAGCCAGATATTCCCAGCATTGACGAACTATCAACTGCATATCAGAAACTGCAAGATTACAAAATGTTGAGCGACAACATTGTGTTGAATTCAGTAGTGTTCAAGCCCTTGTTTGGCGAAAAAGCCGCGTCTAATTTACGGGCCACAATCAAGGTTATACGTGCGTCAAACAGCACAGCCAGCGTTAGTGAAATCAAAAGCGCAGTGGTGGCATCCATGAACACATATTTTTCCATTGACAAATGGAACTTTGGAGATACTTTTTACTTCTCAGAATTGGCAGCATACTTGCATAGAACACTTGGCACAATAATTAGTTCAGTGGTCCTAGTACCACTTGACACACAAAAATACTTTGGTGATCTGTACGAAATACGGTCGGCTCCCAATGAAATATTTGTCAATGGCGCAACAATCAATAACATTGATGTGATTGAAGCACTTACCAGTACCAATTTGCGTACTGCACCTGGTAGCGGAGTAATTTAA